CTGTATTCCATCCCATATCGTATTCATTCCAATACATAGTATTTTCTGTAACACGACCAAAGGCAGCCATATTTGCTTTGCCTTCATTACGATCACGATATCCGTCTTTATATCCCTGTCCTGCGATGTATTCCATAATTTCTCCATTTCAGTCGGAGAAGCCAGATTTGAACTGACGACTTCCTGCTCCCAAAGCAGGCGCTCTACCAAGCTGAGCTATTCTCCGTTAATAATATATATTTCCGTTATAGTTTTTCCCATACAAGTATCACACCAACGAACCCATTTTCCTTCATCAATTAACTTCTTCATTGCATTTAATTGATATTGCCTAAATTCTTGCATATGTCTATCGTTGGTCTTGAACTTTTCAAGAATAATATATTCAATATCAGTTGTCCAACTTGCAGAATGAAAAAATTCAGAATACCAATGAATAGCATCTTCTACAATTTCATGACAAGATTTCAATTCATCATCGTTCATAAACTCCTCCGACTGGATTTGAACCAGTGACATGCGAGTTAACAGCTCGCCGCTCTACCAACTGAGCTACAGAGGAAGATCTTACTTTTTATTTATCTTTGGTTGTTTATTTTTCTTACCAAAGATATCTTCAAAATTCTTATCATACTTTTTCTTATCTACTTTTCTAAAGGAATCACCTTTTCCTGCACTATGTTTTCTACTCATAAAAAGCGGATGAAGGGACTCGAACCCTCAACAGCAAGCTTGGAAGGCTAGCACTCTACCATTGAGTTACATCCGCATGAATTAAGTATGGTGAGGGACTTGCACCCATTCGACTAATATAAGGTGAGGTTTTACGAACCTCGCTTACCCGTTAATAGGACCTTAATTTTATCTTTTCAGACAATTACCGGCCGGTTGATTGTCCTAGTCTGCTTTATCAGACACCATACGTTGAATAGCGCGAGTGGGACTCGAACCCACACTTGACAGATTTTAAGTCTGTTGACTCTGCCATTGGTCTACCGCGCCATAAGTTCCCTTGCCTGGATTCGAACCAAGAAAAGGAGATTCAAAGTCTCCTGTGTTACCATTACACCACAAGGGAATATCAAAGAGTTTTACTGCAATAATCATACATTACAATTCCACTTGCAGTACCAACATTCAAACTTCTTACCGTTCCGAACTGTCTAATATAGACTACATCATCACAAATGTCAAGTACTTCTTTTGGAATTCCAATTTGTTCTTGACCAAAAATTATAAGATGGTGACACTCAGCATCCCAAGTGTAGTAGTCAATTGGCAGGCAAATTCTTGTTCCATCAGTAACATTGTCAACTCCTATTAGTTTAACATAGTTATAAGTCTGTTTTAGATTTTCAATTTGACTCGTGAGATTCTCTACTTCTTTTACATGTTTAAATTTAGTGTAGAGATGTGTGCCTACTGTTCCGCGCCTGTCGTATTGTTTTCGTCCGTAAATCCAAACTTCTTTAGAAAGGAAGGCATTTGCGTTCCGAATAATCGTTGCAATATTAAAGTCGTTTCCAACATTGCAACAACAGACAGTAAAATTATTTCTTTTCGTATCCAAATCGGCAAGTATTGCATCATGGTTCCAGTAATGATAATGGTCAATGATGTTTCTTGTTTCCATACAAGAATTATAACATCATCTTATCTTTATGTCAACTAAGTCCTCTTCGTTTTATTTCCGCCTCAACTTGTTCTAGTTCTTTTTCTGCCTGAATCATTTTTGATTTGTACATTTTACGATCTTGATACATATCATCCATCAAATTTGGCAGAAATCCGCGCTTTTCCTTAGTATAAGTTGTTCCGTTTGCGGCAATAGATAGATTTTTGTTTGTATAATCTTCTATTGATTTCATAGACACAGTGCCATTTTTAAGAACACCATCGGGACTGACAAGACCTCGCAATCCATCAGCAGTCAATGTTTCAGGCGAAATATTGTATTGCATGATCAAATGAGGATAAAGACTATTCAAGTCGAAAGATACAACCCATTTGTGCATACCAACGATAGGTTCCTTTACATATGCACCAATATATTGTTCGTCTTTCCTAGAACGCTTTTTACCCGGAATGATTATGTTTTTCTTTGCCAAATAATTATAAATGATAACATCCCAGGTTTTCACCTGAGAGAAAATATCATTAAAGTTAACTCCGGCAGAATATGCAAGAGTAACTGCCAATCTCATTAATTGGAGTTTATCGTCAAGCTGTTCAACCAGTTTGACATCTTTAATGTTATATTCGATAAACTTTTGGAAATTCTTTTGATAAAATTCTTGAATGCTTTCATATTCGGTATAGTCCAGTTTCTTTTCCCCTAATTCAACAGATGCAATATAATCCAATTTATATGACTCTCTATTTACATATGTGAATGTTTTGTATAATTCATAATAATCTAGAATAGAAATACCAACTAAATCATAAACCACATGTTTGCCTATAACACCACGATCTACAGTCTTTTCCTTTATAATATTCCAAGGTGAAAGTTTCTTTGCAATCTTTTCACCAAGAACACGAATTATTCTATTGTAGAGATATGGAATATCGAAAAAACGAATACTCCATCCACTAATGATGTCAGGATATCGACCAGAAAAGTATTCCAAAAACATATAAAGAAGATTATCTTCATTATCAAAGCAGTGAACTATTTCATCTTTTTGTTTCTTGTATTTGCCTAAACAAAAAACAACAGAGGGTTCATCTTTTCTACTAATACAAATTGCAATAACTTTTTCTTCAGGTGATTGGAAATTAGGAAATCCAAATTCACTTGTTGTTTCTATGTCAATATAGGCAATATCTAGCAAATCATAATCTGGTTGGCAATCTGGATAATTATTTCGAATGAATTGATATTCTGCCTGAATCTCACCGTGAATTTCAAAACCGGATACATCAGAATATCTTTCAATGAATTTCATATATTCATCTTTATTCTCGAATTCAACCCTGTCTAAAGATTTGCCAAAGATACTCGTATAGTCTGTCTTTTTATCTGTATTTACAAATAGAGAAGGACGAAAATAAGTTTCATTCTTAGCGGATACACCTGATTCGTTTCGTTCACGATAGAGAATCTTGTTTCCGTATGAAAATACATTGGTATAAAATGACATGTTTGTATTATAACGGTTTGTTTGTATTTAAGTCAATAATATTCTTATTATTTTCTACCAGTAATTCTTTTTTCTTCTGTTCTTGATCTTTTGAATTAATATAGGCTGCCAATAAAATCATATAGTTAATTACATCAATGCAGGTATCTTTAAAACTTTCATCTTTTACATGCATTTTTCCTGCCCGAACAAAAGAACTCAATCTACTCATTTTGTCTGTAAGGCGAACCATAAATCCTTGTTCTGTCTTACATATGCCCATAGATTCTACACGGGTAAAGTTTGCAAAGGGTTCTGTGCCTTCATTACCTGCATAGTCTTTATTTTTTAGACTCATCAATGCTTTAGCTTCGCCACATAATTCAGAATGAAACGCCAATAATTCTTCTCTTGTCATAATATTACTCCATTAAATCTTCAAGTGATGCTCTTTTCTTAGCAACCCATTTATGTTCTGTCTTTGAAAAACACCAAATATTTTCAATAAAATCTGCCGACAAATGTTCCAATAATTCTACTTTTTCCATCTTTTTTGGTCTTTGCTTTATTTTCATACCAATTTGACCAATAAAATTACCACCAATTGATGTAATGTAATCTACCATTTCATCACAGGTTCTGTACCGCTTTCCTTTTATGGTTGGATCCATGATGTTGATCATCATCATACCATGATGTGAAAGAGAATCGTATGCTTTTTTCATAACAGGAAGATAGAATTTATTTAACCAATCGGTGTAATCAGGATAGCGATGCCATGATTGATTCTCTTCTTTTTCTCCTCCCTTATTATAAAGTTCAGTAGAATAATAAGGAGGAGAGGTGAAAACACAATCCATCTCTGCTTGGTCAAATACATTGCTATCTTCAGCAGGAAGATTTTGTATATAGACTGTTTTAATTCCTTCAAATAACCATGTATGTTCATCAATTTGATGAAAGAAAGATTTAGTATTACCTAAGAAACTTTCATATACAATTACCTGCTGTTTATATAATTCAAATGATTTTGGATTAGGATCACAACCATAATAATGTGTTGCCTTTGATGTATAGAATCCAGCCAAACGATCCCCCCATCCCATACTTAAATCTAAAACATGCTTTGAATCTTTTAGATCATATACAACTGTTGCGACATGGGGTTTAAATTGTGTTGCAACATATGCACCCAAACGGAAAGAACCACGAATATTTGTTTCATTAATCGTAGTCGTTCCCATTCTCCAAAAAATCCAATTCATCTTCATCAATAAATCATAATCATTCCAAATATCAATTGGTGATGCAAATCCATAAGAGGGGCAAGATAATCTATTTTCTTGTTGAAAATAGTTACTTATATCATTATAATAATGACCATTATCAATTAAAAATAAACCATGCTTAGAGTATGGATATTTGTAGTCGTTATATTTTTCAAGTACCTTATCTTTATCTGGTGTTATAATATAATGGGATGGATCTTCTGTTGATAAAGATGTAAATTTATTTTTTACTGTAGATAATTCAATTTTTCTAAATGGGAATTTAGGTTTATGATTGATAATATAATTAGCAAGACCTTCTTTGATTTCTTGCTTAGTATAATCAGAGTTTAATTCTTTCCATTTATGTGTGGATAGATTAGGAACTCTATCCCTATCAGTAGAATCAGAAAACTCTTTAATTATCTTTTCTATATTAGTCATTGAACGCCTGTGCTACCAAACCCACCAACACGGTTAGTTTTCTGCACGGGAGCAGTATAACACTCTTCTATAGTATAGTCAAGATTTTTTACTAATTCTCCTTGAGCAATACGATCACCCGGATTTATCTCAAAGTATGTGCATATTTGTGTGTTCCACACAAGTACCTTGAGTTCGTTGGTATAATCAGAATCGATGACTCCTTCTGCATTCTTCATAGTGATTCCATGTTTTAATGCAAGACCAGATCGTGGATGTAGTCTGATCGAATAACCAAGAGGAATGTCAAAAATCAATCCTGTGGAAATAGCCACAGTTCCACCGGGAGATATGACATACGATTCAGAAGATGCGATATCAAAACATGCAGACTGTTCTGTGGCAAACTTAGGAAGTGTTGCTTTATCATTTAGTTTATAAACTTTTAACATACCAACATTATAACACAGATCAAATTATAGTCAAGTTATTTTACAAATAACAAAAAATTCATTACGATCTAATTCTAAGTTCTCTATAATTTCAAACTCAGTAATGCCAATACTGTTTAACATTGATATAATTTCTTCTTTGCTAAAATATACAAAATAATCCTTTATACGACTAGATTTATATCTTTGTGCCACAGATTCTTTAAATACTGTAAACAACAATATAGAATTACAAATGGCATTAGACTGCTGTAACAAAGATTTTAGAAGTTCTTTGTTATGACTTGTATCACCACCAATATTATATGTAACTGTTCCAAACAAACACACTAGATCATAATTTTTATTTGTTGGTATAGATTGATAATGTGGACAGTCACATTTGGCTAATGACTCCACTCGAATATCTACTGCTTCATATGATGCTGTAACACCTTTGTTTTCTAACCATGTTTTAAGAAAGCATGGACCAGATCCTACATCTAGAACAGAACCAAAGGTATACCCATTGAGTACACTAAATCGTTTTTCTGTCCAATTGTCATATCCATTATCGTTTGCATTTTTATAATAATCATGAATAGAATATGCAAATGTATTTCTCATTGTTTATCCTATCATATAAGCATCAGTATCAAAGCATATTGCTTCTACCATTCCATCTCCAAAACCATTTAGTCCAAGAGTTCCATAGACACCTCCTGCACTACTATCAAAAATAACAATTCCATAACTAATATTAAAGAATTTTGCTCTCCAGCCGATAGGTAATGAGTCTAATGTTATAATCATTCCTTTACCAGAATAATTAATATAAAATATTTTTCCATCATCCGCAGCAGTTGGACTAAAAGACGCAGTTTGTTCAGTAGATATTACTGCTGATGTGTGCCTAGCCATTCGAGTAGAAGATATTGGTGCTGAGAATGTTGCACCAGCAGCACTAATACCCGAATTGAAACTATTGAGTGCTGTGAAGACATTGGTACCACCAACTGTAACACCACTAACAGCACCTGTGAGTCCGTTGAAGGAGGAAACAAGACCTGTGATATTTGTTCCAGGACCAGAGAATCCAATAGTAGAAGATACTAGTCTTGTAAAGTTTGCAGTAACACCTGTGAGGGTTCCTGTTACTGTTAGATTACCAGATATAGTTGCAGTACCACCACTTGGCAACACAGTGTAGTTGCCGGTACTGCTCACATCCATCTTCACCCAATTAGACACAGCACCTGTGTAATCATTATACATTAACTGTATGCCCTTGCCAGCTGGGCTGTTAATCTCTACTGCGTAATCTGAAAGCATGCCAGCAGGACTTCGATTCACACCGAAAAATCCAGAAGTAACTCCCGTATAAAGAACGCCATCACCCCAAGTCATAACTCTTATAGAAGGATCAACATTCAAAGTCATCGCACTGTTTACCGCACCAATATCACCTATTTGTGATAGAACCGGACTCTGAAAATAATTTCCACCATTGGCAATAAAGTAGAAGTATGCGTTATTTGTTGAGTTGTTTGCAGTAACCGATGCTGGAAGAATACTTAGACTGTCGGCTCCACTGGAAAGAGTAATACCTTTCAGCCCAAGATTTCCTTGGAATGGATTATATATTAGTGGAGTAGTGACGTTATCTATAAACACACCCGTGACACCCGTACCACGCGCCATGAGCAGGTACATAACATTTCCTGTTACATTGGTGCTCGATATGTTGATATTGCCACTCAATCCCGCATTGAAAGTATTGAGAGCAGTGAAGACATTTGTTCCACCAACAGTGACACCACTAACTGCACCTGTGAGTCCATTGAATGTGCTTACATAATCTCCAACAGGACCAGTAGCACCAGTGGCTCCATTAGTACCATTTGTTCCATTAGCACCAGTAGCACCTGTTGCTCCATTAGTACCATTTGTTCCATTAGCACCAGTAGCACCTGTTGCTCCAACACTACCACCTGTAGTAGAAAGAGTTATGGTTCCCGCTGAAGCAGTAAAGGTAATACCTGTACCAGCAGCAAAGGTAATGCCTCCAGTAAATCCATTTACGCGGCTTACACCTGTAACTGCACCTGTGAGTCCGTTAAAGGAGGAAACAAGACCTGTGATATTAGTACCGGGACCAGAGAAACCAACAGTGGAAGATACAAGTCCTGTAAAGTTTGCAGTGGTTCCCTGTAAAGTTCCTGCAAGAGTCACACCACCAGCAGCAGATATACCAGAAACAAAATTTGTAAGAACATTAAAAGTATTTGTACTAGTAAAAATTTGATCAACTGCAAGTCCTGCAAGAGTTGTATTATACCCAGGAAAAGCAATTACCTGATTATTGTAATTTCCACCCGCATATAATTGAAGACTATTACCAAAACCATTATCATAAAACCCTATTCTATCTGTACTAGGCAATAAAACAATACTATGCTCATGAACATCTTCATAAGCCTCAATACTACCCTCTACAAAAAGATAACCAGTTACATTTTGTGCAGCAGAAAAATTATTATTTACATTTGTTCTTGCAACATTTGTAATTGCACCAGTACTACCATCAATACTCAATACTCCAGTATTACTGAAGGTCATGGTTTGACCAGACACACTCAGACCGATTCCAGTTCCATTGGTGATTCCAACAGCACCTGTAAGACCACGAATAGATGCTACACCAGTAACTGCACCTGTGAGTCCATTGAAAGACTGTACACCAATATTGGTTATAGTTGGATTACCAGTAGTCGAAGAAACAGAGATACCTGTTCCTGCTTGAATACCTGTAACACCTGTGTTGCTTATAGAATACGAAATTGTACCAGTTGTACCAGACGCAGTAAAAGCATTAATACCACTACCACTAGTAATCAAAAGAGTCTGCACACCAGTATTGTTGATGGATATATCATTACTACTTTTACGAACAGTGGTATATGTACCATCACTAAAGGTAACTGTTCCTGTATATCCACCAATAGATGCTACACCTGTTACAGCACCTGTGAGTCCATTGAATGATGCAACATAATTGGTTGGTGTTGAACCAGTAGCACCCGTATTACCTTGTGGACCAGTGGGACCAGTAGGACCAGCAACTGTAGAATTTGCACCTGTTGCACCTGTTGCACCTGTGTTACCCTGAGAACCAGTAGCACCAATAGACCCAGTGACTCCAGTAGCACCTGTAGCACCTGTAGCTCCATTAGCACCAGTGACTCCAGTAGCACCTGTAGCACCTGTAGCTCCATTAGTACCATTTGTTCCATTAGCACCAGTGACTCCAGTAGCACCTGTAGCTCCATTAGTACCATTTGTTCCATTAGCACCAGTAGCACCCGTGACACCCTGAATTCCTTGAGGACCAGTAGCACCCGTGACACCCTGAATTCCTTGAGGACCAGTAGCACCAGTAGCACCCGTGACACCACCAGCAGAAGATGCAATAGTAATAGTATTGCC